ATGGACAAAAATATTTTCACAAATGACTTTGTTAACGGTGTTAACGACGATTTTTACAAAGGTGAGCCGAAGATTAATAAGCAGACTTTCAAAGAAAGAACTTATTATGTAAAACCCTCCCATAAAGAAATGAACCAATACGCACTCAAAGTACAGGAAATGAAAGAAAAAGGCATGAACTACCATGATTCATACGAATATTACGAATTGTTGCGTCCTTTCTACGGCCCTTGCGGGTTCCGTAACGGTGTTCCAGCTAAGAACTTTGTCCAAACTCACACCGAAAGAATTTGGCATATCTTCCGGGATGAAACAATTTTCTCTGACCAGCTTTGGAAAAACTTTGAATATACAATCGAAGCGTATGACCCGCACTACAACTTTGAGGAAAGTTTGCGGGAAAATGCCCGCAATCAGGAAGACAAAGATAGTGTGAAAAACTTCAATTCCCTTTGTGTCAGAACTGCTCATCGGCTGGCGGCAAAACAAAAGAATGATTTGCATAGGTATAAATCAAAATTAAAGAAATCTAACATCCCCAAAGAAGTAAAATACTCTTTGAATGAAGAGATTTACCACCCGTTATGTGAGGAAGACACCCTCGGAGATATTCTTGTGGAAGATTGGGCTGAGGAGTTGGCGACCAGAGGGAATTTCTATCATAAAGAAAAGGTTAAGTTCATTGTTAAGTTGCTTCCGAAGGGGTATAGCCAATCCGATATTGCATATCTCATGGAACGGGAGTTCGGCACAAGTTACAGAACAAATTTGAAGTTTTTGTCAAGAACCCTTGAAAAGTTGAGAGTCATAGTTGAACAAATTGAGGAGTACGAGGAGTTCAAATATCTTGCGGAAAACAAGAAAAAGCCGAAAACAAAGAAAAGGCAAAACCCAGAAAATTCAGCTTTCTATGACGTGAAGGCATTCAACCGGAACAAGGAACGCAAGGAAAAATACGAAGAATTCACACAGGGAACAGAGGTAAAAACATACAAGCTCAGCCCTGAGGAACTGGAGGCTTTGAGAAATAAATAAAAAATTTTTCAGGTGGATGTCTAATCGTGTATCTAACCCTCGCCTTAGGGTTGGGTGAAAAGGGTTAAAAAGGAGGAGTTTTGAATGGCAAGCAAAAAACTCCCGCCAGCTAAAAACTGGCGGGAACTTGATATCAATGATTGGAATGCAATCACCTTCTACGAGTATCTAAAGTACATGCACTTGAAAACTTACGGGACAAAGTACTCCGTTAAGAACATGGGAATGCATAATGGTTTGGTTAAAAGGGTTTATCAAAAACACGGAAAGCAAGCCACAAAGCGTTTTATTGAGCTTTGCTTTCACAGGTTTAAACCCCGAAATGGTCATAAGGGAGCAAATTTCATCTACTTCTACACGTACCTAAAGAAGTACATGGAAGATGCAGAAAAAGAAATCGAAAAGAAAAACCGGATGATTGAGAACGAAAAAGTGACGTATGAACAAATTCAGAATGTGATTGATATGTTTTGATTCCCATTGACTTTGTTAGCTTCTTTGACTAATTCAACTTAAATTAAAGGAGTGGAAATCATGAGTTTTTCTAAAAACTGCATTTTGGCTCAGTATTGCGGAGACAAAGATACCAAAAAGTGCAATAAATTGTGCCCCTTTTATATTCATCTTCACGGTGCTTCAGGGAAAGGAGGAAAAATCTTTGAATCAAATATCCCCCTCGACTACTCCAGAATGACAGTTAAACAAAATCCTGTGCGACAAAGTCAGAGTACTGTTTACACACAGATAGATAACTACGTCAAAACTTTCCCCAGAATGTTCAATGGAGAAAGAATCCGTTCACTTTACCTATATTCCGAATCTCCGGGAACAGGAAAAACATCTACTGCTTGTGCAATCGCCAATGAATATTTGTTAGTTCATTGCATCGGAAGTTGGAAGCGAGGACAGCGCCCAAAAGATGGTGTTGTATTCTTCCTAGACTTCAATGCTTGGCAGACCAAGTTTAATGAGTTCAACAACCCACGCATTTCCCAAGATACTGCAGACAAAGCTGCTAGAAGTTTTTACCATTCTCGAGATGCCGCAAAAAATGCGGAACTATTAGTTATCGATGATATCGGAATTCGAAACCCAACTGAGGCATTTAGTTCTGTGGCACATGACCTTATAAATCACCGTGCCATTTACCGTAAACCAACTATTTATACCTCAAACGTTCCTCTTAAAGAGTTGATGGATAAATATGATTCTCGATTATACGACAGAATTAAAGACCAAACCGTTGAATTAGTTGGGTTTCAGGAGAAAAGTTTCCGGGGAGTTCGGAAAGATTGGGATTGAGGTGGGAGGTGGTTATATGAAATCAACGTTTGAGATTGGGGATTTAGTTAAAGTCAAAGGATATTCAAGCGTATTTGAAGTCGTTGGATACCGTGAAGATGAAGCTGAAGAATGTTACATCGTTAGGCAATACCTTTTGGGGGACTACGTAGACGATTTGATAGCGTATCCGGAAGACATGCGTATTGCAACTGATGCCGATATAGATGAGTATGAACAAAATCCGCTTTTTTATATGCGAGAGTTTGAACCTCCTAATGCGGTTGTTTTAAAACCTCCAAAACCACGTGTCAGAGAAGACGAAAAGAAAGTATTGGATGAACTTGCCGAAAACAGAAGGAAAATCGCAAAGCTCAAGCATTGGCAAGATTGGTATTTAGACTTGTATCAGTTTACGGGTAATAAAAAATACCTTCGGCGGGTTGAAAAGATTTCCAAAATCATCAATACAATCCCCACCCGTGCATTTCAAATCAAAAATGATTAAGGAGGCATTCTGATGTCTGCAGGTTTTAAATTCATCTCCAAAATGTTGGATAGCAAAAATGTTGATGCGTTTAGTAAATATGGGATTGATGCTGAAAAATTCCCGACTCCTGAAGAACGGGAAGTATTTAGATATCTTGAATACTACATCAGGGAAAATCGCACACTCCCCTCACCGGAAGAATTATCAGCCAAGTTTGAGGACTTTGTTTACATCCCAAATGTCGCATGTTCATTTGACACTCTTGCGAAAGAATTAAACGGCAAGTTCATCCAGATGAGCCTTGCACGTCTTGTGCAGGGCAATGTTGGGGCTGATGACGAATTTGCAAAACGTGACAACCTCTCCAGCCTCATCAACGAAAAGGACGGATATGAACTTATTGAATGGTTAGCTGATGAAGTAGACAAAATCAAACAGAGAATAAATTCTAATCAAAAAATCGGGCATAACATCAAAACTGATTTTGACTGGTTCTTGGATGAATATGAACGGAGAAAACAAGGAAAAACCTTTAAGGTATTCCCTTCCCGCTTCCCTTCGCTCAACAAGATTATGGGAGGCGGATACTCAACCGGGAATATGTATACATGGTTTGGACGTTCTGGTCGTGGGAAATCAATTATAGCTCTGATAGAAGCAATCACCGCGGCAATCAACGGAGCAACCGTACTTTACTGGGGTTTAGAAATGCCAAAGTATGAGTTATATGCACGTGCATACTCTTTCCTGTCAGCACGAAGAGGGATTTTCACAGCACAGATTGACGGGATTGACTATGAAGTAGGTTTCCCTCAAAGAGATATACTGATGGCGAAGATGTCACCTACTTTTTACCACGGGTTCAAGAACTTTGTAAAAACCATAGACCAGCAAATGAAAGGCACAATCATTTTCCGGTGCATTGACGATGAAGATTTCATGCGGCGGGATTTAAGGGAATTGGAATTTGAGATTAGACAAACGGGTGCTGACGTAGTTGTGATTGACCCCGCATACTACATGGATATGGAATTCAATAGTTCCAAAACAGCCGGAGGAGACATGGCGGCAACAAGTAAAAAGCTTCGCCTTATGGCAGGAAATTTGGGTGTCGTTTTACATGTCATCACTCAAGCGGAAGAAACAAAAGACCAATATGCAGAGGACGGAGAACGTGTTTTGACGCCGCCAAAACGGAACGAAGTTAAGAAAAGTAAGCAACTTCTGGAAGATGCTTCGCTTACTATTGGCATTGACACTAAAGACGGGCAAGGTGTTATTGTGCCCGCCAAGGGAAGAAACGGCGGAGAAGACGAAAAAATTGATATTGTATTCCTCCCTAACTACGGGCTTGTGCAGGAAATGCCTTCCGCTGAAGAAGCAGAAGAAAAGTTTACCGTTAATTTTTGATGTCCCTAGTGAAGATGTTGGAGTCAATAACTTTTATTACTGGAGTGGTGAAACGTGAGATTAAAAGGATTTGACGTTCCTGTTGATGTGGAAGCTGAGTTAAGGGAATTTGATTGGGAACAAGCCAAGTGGACGGGTGAAAAATTAATTGCTTGCTCTCCCTTTAGAGACGAAAGTCGACCATCATTTTACGTATGGCTGGTGGATACAGACCAAGCTTGGGCTGGTTCGTGGGGAGATAGTGGAGGTTCCGGTGAGTTTGAAAAAGGAGGGTTTATTTCCCTCCTCTCTTTTTTACGGAATGAATCGCCTGAAGAAACTGTGGATTACTTGGTGACTAAGTATGGAACATACATTGACGGTCATATTGTCTTGAATAGGTTAAATGTGAATCTAGAAGAGAATGCACGGAAGCCCCTTCCTTTAAGCTTGATTGAAGGACTTCAAGAACATCCCTACCTATCCAAACGGGGAATATCAAAAGGTGTACAACGGGCATTAAAAACTGGATATGACACAGAGAAAAAAGCCATTGCTTTCCCGTGGTTTTTACCTAACGGTAAGCTAGCGGCTGTTAAGTATCGGAGAACATCTAGTAAAAGGTTTTTCTATGCAAAAGGAGGATATCCTATCCGGAATCTTTTGTATGGAGTGCACATCCTTCATCAAAAAGACTATCTAGATACAGTTGTTGTTACAGAAGCTGAAATCGATGCAATGACCGCAATGACTGCTGGCTTCCCTGCGGTTGCGGTTGGAGGTTCGCAATTTAGCCCTAAGCATACATCCGCTTTGATGCAGACAAAAGTCAAAAATGTCATCATTGCTTCTGATAATGACGAGGCTGGGGCTAAATTAGCAAAACAGATTGAGGATGCATTGAGCTTTCAATTCAATCTGTATAAAGTCGAGTTTCCCGATGGTGCTAAAGACTTGAATGAGTTGGGCATTGAGAAATGTAATAAGGCTTTAAATGGTGCTAAAAAACTGAATAAGAGATTTTTGTGACAAAAAGTTGAATAGCAACACGAAATATTATTTTGGGGGTGAGTGTATGCAAGCAATCTTTGTGTTAAGTTTCATAGGAATATTCCTAAGCCTTGTCGGACTAATTTTCAAGAAGACAAGAAAACATGCTTGGAAAGTTTTGATTGTGTGCGTTGTTTTGTTTGGTATTAGCGGATTCTTCGTACCTGCAGAGGAAGAACCCGCACAGGCAGTGAACAAGCAGGAGACTCAGGAAGTTAAGAAAGAAGAGTCCCAATCCCCTTCTCAAGAGGAAGAGTATATTAAGTATGCTAATCATTTGGTTAATCGGGTGGGATTCGCCATTGACCTGATTAATCATGGTTATGACCTGTGGAACTCAAAATATGCCCCAGGTCAAGTAAATCAAGGCATAAAAGAGTTGGAAAACGAAGTTAAGGAACTGGATAATCTGAGCCCTGCCAACTCACAGGCACAACTCCATGAGGAATTTAAGAAGGAAATAATAAACATCAGAGACACAGCAAAAGACTCTTTAGATTTAGCTAATCAAGATAAATTAGATGAGGCAAAAGATAAAATGAGTTCAATTGACCTTGACGCTATTCGGAACAAGTTAAATCAATCATAAAGAAAAAGCCCGAGGAATAATCCTCGGGTTTTATTTTTAGGCGAAAAACCCCATGGTTACCAGCAAGTTAATTATTTGCTTTATGCCATTTATGATTCCTTCGCTTATGCTAAAGCCAAGGGTTTCTAAAATGACAATAACCAGCGCAACTGCCGCTAACCATACGTCTTTGTTTCTTAATACATTTAGGATTTTGCCCCATCTCTTTTTCACCGGGCGTCACCTTCCTTTTGAAGTTATTTAACTGAGGTTAACTGATTAGCTAACCTCAGCACATCTATTAAAATCATCATTTATAGTCAATCCTTTGGATTTCGATTTTCTCTGCTTTATTGTCTTTGATGGCGTTTTGGACAGCCTCAAGGACGTATTTGTCATACGCAGAAGTAACCACAGGCTCCCCATCAACTACCACTTCATAAGCTGGTTCTTTCGGCTTCTCCTCCGGGAATAAAGCATACCAAGTCGTGAAATCAACAACCCCTGTTGCAGGAAGCCCCTTACCAACAGGAACAGCATTACCGTCTGCATCGTGTCTTTCTTGCCATGTGCGAACGGCTCGGGCTGTGGCAACACCATAGTAGCCGTCAGCATTTATTTTCAATCTATTCTGAATCTTTTTCACAGCATCCCCTTTAGAACCAATTTCAAAAGGAGCGTGATAATCTTCTACATATTCAATCTTCGGAAGCTCGCCAAAAAGTGCTTTCCAAGTCTTTTCACCCACAATTCCATCTGCTGTTAAGCCTTTTCCAATCGATACAGCATTACCGTTTTCATCGTGCCTTTCTTGCCACATCTTCACGCTTTCTTCCGTAGTAGCTCCAAAATATCCGTCAACCTTCACTTTAAGTCTTTCTTGAAGCTTGGACACAAGTTTAAGAAAACCGTCTTTATGACCTTTCTTCAAAGGTAATTCGTCCATCTCAACATACGTTGTGGCTGTTCCTGTGCTGGTGCTTGTGGGTTTCCATCCGTTAGGCCATTTTGCACGGCATTGGGCAAGGGACAACCCACCTGTCATTTCAAAGTGTGGGTAATCTTTAAAACTCGTCCAATCACCACCCCATTCAAATCCTTGTTTTTTACAAATGTTAACAAACTGTTTCCACTTACTGTTTACATCCCAACAAGCCTTGCCATTCTCGATTAAGCAGAAGTCAAATGCTAAGCCGAAGTTGTGATAAGACTGCCCGGCTTTTGCATTAGTGACAATCTTACCCGGTTTTGTTCTTCCTTGCGCGTAAAGCTCATTTTGTTCCGCAAATGTCCTTAAACCTTGCGTAACAAGGATGTCAAGACCAGCTTTTTCTGCTTCTGCTAGTGCCTTTTGTGCCGCATCTCTCACATGAGGTTGAAGCTCCGCAAGTCTTTTTTGGTTTGTGTTATGGTAGGTCATTGCCATATGCATCATCCCCTTTTCTTCTCTTTTAATAAATCAATGGCTTCTTTTAATTTTGGAGGGACTGGAACCCCTGCCCTCATAGCATTTTCAATGATGCTAATCATTTCGTTAACTACAAACCACATGAGGGTTGAGTTTCTGATTACATCTCCAGTATCCAAAACCATATCGGCAATATGGGAAGTTGCAATCAGCGAGAATATCAAAACCTTTTTTGCAATCCCAATTAAACCCCTAACTGAGGAAATTTTCCCGTTTTTCCCTGCGGCAACTAGCCCCGTGATTACATCGAAAAACCACAGGGCAATAAACACGCCAAACAATTCATGCCAAGTTCCAAAGATATAAACTAGAACCCCACCAGATACAGAAACTACTGCCTTGAAGAATGTTTCCATATTCACCACTTCCCTACTCATACACAATTTCCAAAGTTGCAGAACGACTCATAAGCAAATAGTTTTGTTGGGAACCGCTGGAATCGTAAATTGCAATTCCTCTCGCCGTTCCGTTCTTCAATGCCTCGCCGAAGGATTTCGGAAGTTCCACCCATTTACTTTCGCCAGGACTAAAGCTTGCCAAGTTCCCCGCACTGTTTGATAATGCCGGACTTCCCCCAGATGCTGACGTGTTATTGTGGGTATAGAAGTATAGCGGTCTACTGCTGTAGTAACCGCCTTTCGATTGGCGAGTGAGGTATATGCGGATACTCTTAATCGTTTTCCCAGATAAAGCATTCCTAATATTCTGATAATCAAAGAACCATAAACCACGATAGTTACCAATTTGGGGTGCCCAGCTACCGGGGTCACCTTGGTAGACGCTGTCTGTTCTCCACCCGTAGGTTGGTTCATAAGAACCACAACCAGTAGCACTCCACGTACCCTTTCCGGGCTGTGCGCCAGTACTTGGCTTCTGACCTGCTGATGCTTCACTCCACGTTCCGGTAATTTGACCTCCGCCGGGTGTTGAGTGAGAACCTAGCGGTTCTGTCCCATAGCCGGAAATCAAACCACTCCCTGAAGCTCGAAAGTTTACATCACAGCCAGAACCTGCGTTGTCAACGGCGTGGATGGAACCACCTAATGAAGCAAATATTTGTGCTGAGGTTGCGTCATACACTTGACAATTGATTACCTCCATATTTGCTCCTTCCGCTTGAATACAGAAAGATGCTTTCCCCTCTGCCTTAAGCGTCATGTCCTGAAGGACTACCCAGTTTGACGCATAGCAGCGGATACAAGCCGCTACGAAGCTGTCTTGTGGGTGCTGAATTCCGTCATGAACAATAGTTCCACCGATTAGTCTAATTCTGTGGTTACATGAGCCAATTCTAAAATGTCCATTTAGAATGGAGTCATTAAACCTAAATTCAATGATGCCAGACCCAAATTTCCCAGTTAATTCAACAACTTCGTTAAGCTCACTACCTTCCTTCATTTCCACAATGATATAAGCGTTGTTGGCTTCTGGCAGGCTGTCAGTTAGTTTTTTCAGGGTAGCAAAAGGAGCGAATTCTGTGCCGTCATTTTCGTCTGAGCCATTATCAGGGTCGATATAATAAGTTAGATTCGTATAGTTTTTTGTGACCACGTTGTTTCCTTTGATATGACCTACAAATAGCTCATCAAACCCTTGCGTGCGGGAATCCATTTGACAAACTATCTCATTTTCATCATTTAGCAAGTAAAACCTACCGTCTTGTCCAATACCGTTAACGACTCCGCCCAAATACAGTTGACCGCCTCGTACACGGTCAGCAAGCATCGTTCCAGCAACTACCTTGTCAGCAAAAGCACCATCACCTGTTATGAAAGTGCCCCCACTCCAGTCCCAACCACCAACCGTAGAAGGGTCACCACCGGGAAGTCTTTCATTTGATACGGCAACAATCCCATTTCCAATGAAGATAGCTTTTGTCGGATTTTGGTCTGGCGGTTTATCAAGGTTAAGCATTCCACCTTCTGTTAATCGAACGGTTCCGGCTCCTGCTAATATCTCATTCCGGATGGCATCAATGTAGCCATCAAGCCAAGAAGTCGGAACAGGTTTATCTTTAACCCGTTCTTCTAAGTCAATTTGACGCTCAACATGTTGGAAGGGATTTTGAACATTGCCAATTTGAACTTTAGTACTTTCCGGATTGATTAAGTCCCTTTCAATTTCAAGCACTCTTGCTTTCAGTCTCAATTCCGGGTTGAACTTGCGGTCAATCACTACAACCTCATCACCAAGCCTAACGGCTTCGTGCCGATGTCCTTCTACAGTCTCAAGGTCAATCACATCAAGTTCATAGGATACAATTGGTTGGCTAAGTTGTTGATATGCTTCCCACGTTCTCTCAAGCAATTTAACCGGGTCTTCCTCGTCTTCAAATTCAATGACACGTTCTCTATGAATTAACCCACCTTGACCGTCTGGTCTTCCGTAGCGTTTTAATGCCTCTTCTGTTCCTACCCAATCCTGCCCTAACGGTTTATCAACGGGGTCTCCATTGGCAACCGACCACTCAACCTCCGTGAAATCTAGCTTTCTGCCATATCCTGTGCCCTCTTCGTTCTCCTCACCTTTTCCTCTGCCGATAAGGGCAGTACAGAGGTTGGACGTGTCAACGGTTCTTTTGATATTGGTTACGTCTTTACCATAAACAAACCGCTTGCCTCTGAACTGCCCACGTTGGCTAAACAAATCCACAAATCTTCCGGTTATTTTGCTTCCGGTGAATTCTGTCCGAAAACGCAACTCTCCACCGAACAGTTCAACAACTTCATATATACATTGAAGAGTTGATTTGTTATAGAAGACATGGGTGGAAGTTTCATTTCCATCAACATGTCCGACATTCCATCGTGTTTTTTGCAAAATTTGGTTCAACATATATTCTGCATCTCGGTTTTCAGGTCGAATATCACGGATAATATAGTCATTTAATTCGGTATAGGCGTGCTCACAATACGCATGCCGGACAAAGTCTTCCCCATGTTCGTCCTCTATTTCTTTAATGACAAACTCCTGCCAGACACCGTCGATATCCTGATACAAGACAATGTTCTCTTCCACTACAAATTGAGCTTTTGGATGATTGGCAGGCACAGAGAACTCTAAAACGTTTTCCCCGTTAACCTGTTCCCTGTGCACTGCATCTAAGATGGTGGGATTGCTTCCGTTTTGGAGAATGGTCTCTATTTTTTCGTCTCTGTTTAAAATCCAAAGCTTCATAATTACACCCACCTTTCCGTAAACTCTAGGTCAACACTAGCCGCTCCGTCAGGGTCAAATAAGATTTGGTCTCCGTTTTTGATTGCGAAGAAGTCAGAGTCAATCGACAGGTCTTCCATAATTAGGAGCGTATTTAATTTGACCGATTCATTAGCACAATCAATTTCCAACTTGTCTCCCGGTTGGAATTCATGATTGATAAGGATGAACTCCGAGCCGTTGGATATTTTGAAATAAGGGGTGGCTCTAGAAAATTGAACATTGAACCTAGGATACGCCGGATACGTCCCCAGATACTCAAGAATGTCATTACTACCTGCGGCAAGGTTGCCATCAAAGTGATAAACGTTGTTATCCTCTGTGGGAGTTGCAGGCTGATTTGAATTAAATAACTCCTCCACTTCCACAGCTTCTAGTGCCCTCGTGAAAATAACAACATCGTCTATAAGGTTATTCCAGTGATTGCTGTTTTCTCGGCTGACACCAAGCCACAGATATGTCATGCCATTGAAATTTAACGGGTAAACCGTCCTGTCTGCTTCGCCTTGGAATTCCCCATTCAAATAGAGGTAAATGTTGCTTGTGCCCCAAACCACTGCCAAATGATTCCACCCGGAACCTTTTGGAACTGAAATTGCTTCCTTGCCGCCAATCTCAAGCACGTATGAAGTTGTTTCCTCGTCCTTAAATAGATGGAATCTTGATTCCGTTCCAGTTGTGTCAAAAGCCGTGGCTTGAAGTTGTCTTTTCATTCCATCCTCGTATACCCACATTGAAATAGTTCCCGCTTCGTTTAGCTCTTCCGTCAGATGGTCAATCCATACCTTTAGTTCTTCAGGATTTCGATTGCCCGTATTATGCCAACTGGTGGGATAGCTTCGCTTCTCCAGTTGCCACCGAGACGCACCATTAGGAATAAGCCTTATAATATCAGTTGCCGGAGTAATTTTATTTGGTTCCTGTTGTCGGATATACCAAGTCATCGTGTCGCCAATAGTTGGCGTTTCGTTGGTGTCCTCTGTCACCAGCGTATACCTGATAGTTAAGTTCGAGTCGGATAAGTCAACATCTTCAACAAATGCCTGATTATGATTCATTTTTGACCACGTAGTTCCGTCAAGGCTATATTCAAAAATAACGGATGTTGCCTCTGCACCGTGGTTTTGCGGTAAGATGGCAGTTGAAGTAATCGCCTTGCCGATGTTGCTAACATCTACGCTAGGTAGCGTAATAGTTTTACTCGGAACATATCCTGAATAAAACTCGTAAGAAAGTCTATCAGCGGATGGCGTCAAGCTAACCCTGTTTGTTGTCAAAGTGACTCTATACTGAAACCTTCCATTAGACAAATCTGTTGCTTGGCTAATTCCCTGAATGACATTTCCTGATACAGGCATATATTCAGACCACGTATTACCTCCGTCAGTAGAAATGCGAGTCTCTACCAAAACGGAAGTACCTTCTGGGATAAATGCTGTTAATTCCGAAATAGCTCGGGATGCCTTCCCAACTTGGCTAATATTAATAGGAACGGATTCCCGGTACCCACTCGTGACATATCCGCTGTGAATTTGGATTTGCAAGGATTTTAGGTCGGGGCTGTCAGCACCATGGATGCTGAACAGTTCCACCATGACTTGTATTTTTGTCTGGTTTTCTTCCAAGTCTTCCCCTTCCAGAATATTGACTATTTCTGCGTCTACAACTTCAACCCATTCCCCAACTTCGCCATTATCGTCACGTCTGACATGGAACTTGACATCGTGAAAATACTCAGGTAAAGGGTCAAAATCCGTCCACGTTGGAGTTAAATAAGCATTTGCGACCAGCTTTGCGTCAGAAATGTCAAACCACGGAGACTCCCAATAGCCGTAATAAACATTTCCTGCAGGCGGTGCTCCCCGGTCTTCTTGATGATAAATAACCCAATCAAGCGCTAAGGAACTCCCTGCCGGAGCTACTCCAGAAAAGAAGAACAAGATTAAAGCGGTTGAGTAGTTGGTCATCGTATAAGTTGTGTGCAAATCCCCGTCAACATATAGCTCCGCAATACTCCCTGCTGATGCCCCTGCCGGAATCCGGATACGTGCCATCCGCCATTCCCCATTAGTATCAGGGAGGTACAGGTTAGCGAGTATGGAACCATTTGATACATAGACGGATATTCCATTGTTGGCATTTTGTGTTTTAAATCGAAATTCCATCGTAAAGCCATTAGCGAAACTCAAGCTAACATTTTTTCTCATTCCCCCAGATTGTGACTGCCCACCAGTCTTGACAATCTCCACGTATTCCGGGTATTGATTGATTTGAGTATTAGAAGCGTTATGGTTCGTCCAGTCCACGTGATTATACATATCCGACCAATATTCCCAATCTAGAATATTGGTTAGCTCAAGATTTTCCCCAGCATCAGCCCTTGTGTTGTGGTGGGTTCCGGAGTTCCAGTCCGTAGTTGTTTGGAAAATCTTTTCGACGTCAACGCCCGATTTCGTTAACTCGAGAAAGTCATTGTCTACTTCTTCAACCCCGACCAGTGTTCCTGATTCCCAACCACGGTCAACAGCCCCTAGGTAATCCGTTCCCTCTTTTTCAAGTGACAGGATGGGCAATTCTTCGGTCTTTTTATGTTCGATGCCTGCTGAACCGTTAACCGTTGTCAAGTAGTAGTCAGCACCTTTTACCACTGCTAACTCCTCAACTTGAGGATTAGAGGCGGTTTCCAGCAGGTTTTCAGTTCCCTCTTCGACGAGGATTGCTTGGTCAAACTTACCGGGCTTATAAATTGGATAGTTTTCAGTTACTACCGTGCCATCTTCCCGATACCTTATACCTGCTCGAGAAAAAATAGCACTAGGAGAATCCACACGCTGAACCTTAGTTTCTCCATGTGCGAAAGGGTCAGGAGCAATAAATTTAATGGTTGTCCAACCATATTCAAGCATTTCATCTAAGTCAAGACTGTCGACACAAATTGCTTTATAATACAAGCCCTTTTCCACGCAAACCTCTAACTTTTCTAGATGCTCACTCCTCAACCAAGTGTTAATCCTCCGCACTCTCTGCCATAAATCTTGCCTACTTTCTCCCTGTAGAAACACATCAAATTCGATTTCGTAAATATCAGTTTCTACACCATAGAAATAAGCACCATGATTGCCTCGCACTTTCTGAAGGACGGCAGAAGACGGAGCGGTCATGCCCCGCCTTACTTCTAGTACCTTATCGAAGTAGTCTAATGCGTGTTGTCCCTTAAATTTAAACATTCAACCACCTACCTTATCTTAGGCGTCCTTTTGACCGCAACTGTCTTTGTTGGAGTTTATAAAGCTCGTTTGCAATTTGTTTTATGTCTGAGTCTTTTCTGACGTTGAAGGTATTTCCGGTAATGACTACGCCACCAACACCACCCATAGAGGATGAACCAACCCCAAAAGACACGCCAGAAACTGACGGTGCAATTGTGGGATTAGCCGTAAACTGACTTAGCGAAGCCAATTCCGAAGCCGCAAAACTTACTGTTTGTGCTAATTTCGGAATGCTGTTTTGAATGCCGGACGCAAACATGTTCATAAAGTTAGGAGCCCACTTATCGGAATCTGAAGCCGGCCCCTTCTCCGTCGGGCTGTGGAACCCGAGATATGAAGCAATTGTCCTTGCAACATTTTTCACTGTGGAAACGACACTGTTAATCTTGCTCTTTATCCCGGATGCAAACATGTTCATGAAGTTGCTTCCCCAACTATATGCCTTGGATGCCAGCCCAGACAAAGTACTGCTGATACTGGAAACGGTACTGCTAATTATGCTTTTAACACTATTCCATACACTGCTTGTTACGCTTTTAATATTATTCCAAGCACTCGTTACGGTGCTTCTAACTGCATTTGTAACTGAAGTTACAACGCTTTTTATGCTGTTCCATACGGAAGTTGCAGTTGTTTTAAGACCGTTCCAAAGCGGGGTAATAAATGATTTAATTGAGTTCCCGATTGCAGTTGTTTGACTTTTGGCTCGGTTCCACGCATTAACGATGAAATTAACTAAATCTTCAAAATAATAGTTGTGGTTGTACATCCACTTGAACGCACCAACTACAATATTTTTAATCCCATTCCAGACAGTAGACGCTACACCTGTTAACCAGTTCCAAGCGTTGGATATCCATTTTGTCACGCTATCCCAATTCTGCCAAAGCCAAATACCTGCCGCAACAATTCCGGCAATGACGGCAATGATGATACCGGAAGTCCCTGTCATAACTCCCGCAATAATCGTGAATGCTGTTCGAACTACATTACCAATGTTCAAGATGACGGGTGTTAGCCGTACAAGCCAGCCCCAAAAGGTAGATGCAAACCCTACAACTTTTGAGAAGCCGGAACCGAGCATGTTTAAGACCTGAGGCAACCTTGTTAGTTTCGGAAGAATTACCCCTATGGTCTTTAGTAGGTTACCGAAGAGGGAGGTTAGCGGCCCCAATGCAATAGTTACAGCACCTAAACCTATGGCTATCTTTTGCGTAGCCGGGTCTAGCTCACCAAACTTCCTAACCATCTCCGCCAAACGCTCTAAAAATGGAATCAATGCGGGTAGGATGTGCTCACTAATAGCAATCCCTAGCCCTTCAAGTGCCGACATAAATTCACGAAAGGCTCCCTTTGTGTTATTCGCCATTGTTTGCGCCATTTTCTGGGCTGAGCCGTCGGCATTCTCTAACATTGAGGTAAAATCTTGCAGACCAGAGGTACCCTCCTGCAACAAAACAGCCATTGCAGGACCTGCCTCAACACCAACCAATTCCATGGCATCAGAGGCTTTAACCCCTGCATTTGCGAGCACTTCGATAATTTCCGCTAATGATTTAGTTTTAGGGTTAACGTCTTCGGCAGTCAGACCATATTTTCTAAGGGTTTTTTCGGTACTCCCTGTTACGTTTGACAATTGGCTAAGAATACCCCGCAATGCCGTACCTGCCCGTTCCCCTTGGATACCAGCATTAGACATTAACGAGATTGCCGCCGCCGCTTCCTCTACACTAATTCCAAATGAGTTAGCAATAGGTCCTGCATAACCCATCGCATACCCCATTTGTTCAACTGAGGTATTAGCCGAGGATGCGGCTTTTGCAAGTACGTCTGCCATATGCCCCGCCTCTTCAGACTTCATGCCGAACGCAGACATAATGTTTGACGTAATGTCTGCGGCTCTGCCAAGGTCTAATGCCCCGGCAGTTGCAAGGTTCAATACTGCGGGCATGGCATCGATGATTTCGTTGGTCTTAAACCCTGCCATACCGAGGTATAGCATACCTTGAGCCGCCTCTGAAGCTGAGAATTTAGTAGTTTCCCCTAGTTGCTTAGCAACTTCCTTTAACTTTTCGAAGTCCTTTCCTGTTGCACCAGTAACAGCGGCAACTTTTGACATGCTTTCCTCAAAGTTAGCCCCCGCCAAGATTGCCGCCGCTCCTAGCCCTGCAAGTGGTGCTGAGATGTGCGTGGTCATTTTCTCCCCAATATTGCTGACAGTGTTTCCAATCTTCTGGAACTTACCGCCAAAGTTAGAGAGACTACCAGCACATTGGCTAATTGATGCTTCAATACGTTTTAGACTTGCATCTAGTCCCGACGTATCAGCCGTAAATTTTGCAACAACTTCTGCAATTGCCATTAACCGCTCACCTCCTTCCTATTTATAAATGCAAATTGTTGTTTTAACTCGTCCAAGCTCTTTTTCTTTTTATCCTTTTTGTGGGACTTATTTTTCTTTGATAACTTTGCCGGCTTTTCCAAGAACTTAGAGTTCATGATGCCCACCGCTAGGTTTTCAAGAAAATCAAAATACCTTTCTTCATCTTCCACTTTTCCTTTCAGCATGAGATGAAATTCATACGGGGACAGTCCCCAGAACTCATCCGGAAGAAGCCCCAGCTTACCAAATGCAACCTTTTGCAATTGTTCCCAATCAACCTCTTCTATTACTTCCCCGAGCCACCATTACCAGCATTTTTAGTTACGGACATTTCCAGCGCCTTCGCAACGGCATCTCCAACGTCTTCTAAGGACGGGGCTTCATCAAGTAATCGTCCAGTTTCTTCTAAAGTCAGGTCAGGATTTTCATGGAGAAGCCCTGCCCAAACCAAAGCACGTAAATCCTTCATTCGAAAGTTGTTTTTAATCTCTGTGAGCGGACGTCCTAAGGCTTCTTCTAGCTCGCAAAATGCACTGAACGTATATTTCAACTTCCGTTGTTTATCCAATTTCACAGTAACTGTTTGTTTCGCCATCCTCATCACTCCTTGTTAGATATATTAACCCTCTAATCCGGCACTGCCGCCACGGACAATTGAATATGGACCCCTTCCGGTCAATGTGAGAGAATACGACACGCCATCTTCTTGTGCGAATTCAAGGGGAAATTCAGACACAATTACTTCCCCTTGATACGTCAGACCAGACGGGAATTTAAAAGCAACTGACAGTGTTTGGCGGTTTTCAAATGCCGCCTCCAGTGCCAAAAGTGCCTCATCATCTTCTACCAAGAACCCGGAACACTCAATCGACCAACTTTTACGTCCCGGCAAATAATCACCAAATTCTCCATCAGTCTTACTGGAGACATCGACTTCTTCAGCATTACGGTTGAAGGTAGCATCTCCTTGACCACCCAAAACCTTCTGCGTACCATCCACATCTACGTATAACAACACATCAATACCAGCGACTTTATTAGATGCCATTTAACATCACTCCCCATCAGTGATTAGACTGCAATTTATTGAATATTGCGTTCTTTGGTTTTCGTCTTTTCCTATATACAAAGGCTGGTTGGCAATGCACAGGATTACAAAAGCATCACCAACGAAAAACCTAGACTTAGTGCGCAATGCTTTATAAATTTTCCACGCTTTTTCCTCAGCTTGTGCGGCACTTTCATTCCTCAGGAGGATTTGGACATTTAGGCGGTTAACATGAGGTTCAGTTGTGCCCGGCGTAATCCTCACCATAGCACAATTATTTTCAGATTGAGCGTAAAACTCATTGCTATATGTCCGAATATTAAAACTATTTTCAACAAACTTCCTCAACTCCTCAATCCTCATTAAACCACCTCCCCTAATCAAGTGCCTTTAAATTCCGTGCCAATCGCTCTTTAACATGTTTTTGATAAGCGCTCCGTTCCCCCATAAGTGGACGTTCAAGAAACTTAGCACCAACTGGATAACGTTTCCCTGACATTCCAATCCCTCCAGGCTTTCTCCGTGAGCCTTCCCCCAAGTTATAACTACCTTCATGCATTTTCAGTGCATAGTTGAAGCCTCGATTATACGCACGGTAAGAAACTTCCACGCTTCCTTGTGTAGGGGAAGTGTCAACTTTTTTGTTCCAACTAGACTCAAGATAGCCTGTCTCATGCGGAGCCGCTCCAGAAGATGCCCGAACCAAGTCATCTCCCACATCGTGAAGTGACATGTTTAATGCGGATTGAATAGACTTTGAAGCACTTTTCAATTTAGAAACATTTGTGGTGACTCTCGTTCTAATCCTCATCGCAAACTCACCTTTCTAAGAATCACCTTTCCTCCGTAATCCTTGATGGCTTTTATTGACAAAGGCTCACCTGAAATAGTTAAGCCACTGGAATCCGTAAACTCAATTTTGTCTCCATATCGGATTACTTCTTTTGGCGAAACGTATAGTGTGTATCGTGACGATACCTCTTCTCCGTTTTGGTTTAGAACAATCCGGGTTTGCTCTGAAATCCTCCCCTTCACTTCCCTAGACTCTCCCCAGATTGGCTCACCCCATCCGTCAATTCCTTCAAGTTTGGTTATTTTGATTTTGTCTTTCATAGGTATCCAAGCCATTTAAATCACCGTCCACAAGTCATAAGGATTATATCCCGTTTCGTACTCGATTTTCTGGACGGCTCTAGGAGAGATTCTAGGCGGAGCCTTTGCCATTGAAACTGAAACTCCATCGACAGATACGCTGGTAACTCCCAACTCTGCCTTTTGAATTGCGTCGTCCATGCGGAGAATCCATAAAGCCTGTTCATAGATGGCTTCTACTGGAATTTCAAAGTCAACATCACCTAAAAATTCGGATAAATCTTTTTCCGCTTGGTTCAATGCTTTGGTTTTCCTAGTGTCATCAGCTTCGTCCCAAGCTTCTGAGTGCAGAACATAGGTGTCAAAGTATTGTTGAGCGTCAGTGAGGCTTGGCATGGTCAACACCTCACTTTTCAGCTTTCTTTTTCGTGGTCTTTTTGGTGGATTTGGTTTTGGGTTTGGCTTCTTCGTTCTTTTCCTCTTCCTTTTCTTCCGGCTTGTCGATGCGGGTTACTCTATGATTTTGTTCAAGTGCTTTGATGATTTCTTCATCATCCGTTTGGGCAAAGCCGTTGGTGAATTGGATTTTCTTATTACCAACCCAAACGGACAAGAAGGCATGTTCACTTCTGAATTCAGCCATGGTTCCACCTCCGATTACACATCTTTGTAAATAATTGCAGCAAGGATTCCATAATCCTCAGGGAATTCTGCATCAGTGTCGTTTTTATAATTGAGCGATATCCTACCCGTAGCATAGAAGGGGAAATTATCCTGACCGTAAACCGTACCGCGTTCACCACGAACTTTAATACTTTGCGCATGTACGCTACCTTGTTCGTCTTCAACGTCACCTTCTACCTGAAGAATGGTTAAGTGCGGAACTTCCGGCGGAGTAGTATATCCAGAAAATTCTTGATGAGTCGGTTCACAATCCAGATACACCAAGGTTTTCCCCTCCGTAGAGTACGGGACACGAGGTGCCCAGATACTAGCGGAAGTTATTTCTACATCCTTAACGCCCAAATCGACAAAAGCAGATTTTGTTTCTCCGGGGGCAACAGGACCCGGGATTTGAATGTACCGGTAATGAACGCTCATTAACAACACCTCCCAAAAATGATTAGAAGAAAGGGGCATCCAATTGGGTGCCCCAATTCAATTAGCCAAGGTTCACCAATTTGGCATGCGCTTTTTCTTGCTTGAACTCGAGGGTATATTCACCCAAAAGCTGACCCATGATGAAGTCACCTTGTTTACCCATGTATTCATGGGAGAAGGAACGGTCACCCAAGGGGCGCACGGCAATCCGGTTCAGGTCAACAATAAAGATTTCGCTGGACTTCAGGTTGTCGTTCAGAATAATGGGGAACTCACCGAAGTCAGAAATGAAGGTATCAACTACACGTCCTTCAACCCGGTCATTCACCCCATGGCGAACAAGGTCTCTGCTAATCGCAGCAATGACCCGTTTTTGCTTAGCGGGAACCATGATAACGTGGTTGCTCACGGTCTTGAATCCACCAGCAGCATAGATTTTTTGGAGGGCATCATTCAGAACATCAACCGTGACATTTCCACCACTGACATCTTCCACGTTGGACACAATATAGTTGCGGATACCTTTCATGTACCGTTTCAGCCCGTTGTTCACTCCAGGACCAGCAATCATGGCTTTTTCCAGTTGCAAAGCCAGTTCGGATTGCTTGTGCAACCGTTGACGTTCATATTCATCAGCAAATCCATATTGAGCAACAGCCATAGCGGAGCCAGAAACCGAAATAGTTTCTTCAAAGATTTGAGTATAGTTTTCCACCAGTTTCCGTTGCTTAGCACGGGCTTCCCGAGCTTCCGCACCTTCTTCAGTTTCGTTGTAAAGAACTTCAATGACAGCACCTTGACCGTGGGCAGCCGCCGTGCTTCCCAGGTGCGCACGGCTCACGGTCACCGTGTTCCCGTTCACCGCCGTCACGAGCATATATTCTTCGTCAACTTGAACCACATGCTGAGGACGGAAGATGCTACCATCAGCCACTTCCAGCGTGGTGGCATCGTTGTCCGCAGCAGCCGTCAGGCGGGTTTCATAAGCAAACATTTCATCTTCAACCCACTCATGCTTCGTGTTATACACGGAGTCACCAAACCCAATCAGGCTAAGCAGCGGGATTTGATGCGGAGACAACAGGAGCATTTCATCAACAACAGATTCCTTTTTACCTACAATCAATTGAGAATTTTGTTGTGCCATAAAAACCAACTCCTTGTTAATTTAGTTAATTTAGTCAGAATGGTTATTTATTTATTTAACTCACGCTTAAGCTGTGAGTATCTGATAATGTCTTCCTGACGTCCGGTTCGTTTAGCTCTGTCATGAGCTTCTTTCAAAAGTTGCTCTTTCGTCTTTTCCGCCTTACCGGACGGGTTAGTAGGTGCACCTAAAACTTTGGGTTGCTGTTTTTTCTGAACCACCAAGAAAGGGTTTTGCTCTACAAGGTTTTTGACTAAATCGTCGATGTCCTCAACATCTCCATTTTCGTCAATGTTAAGCTGAAAAAGCTCATCTTTGACCAATTTCAAAGCGGCATCAACATATTCCACGTCATACTCCTTGGCTTTTTCCTTGAACTTAGACTGAATCTTTTCAGTACGATATTTGGCTTTAAATTTTTCGAATTCCTCAGACAAAGCGTCATACTCTTCTGCTTTCTTTTTCAGCTCGTCATTGCCATTCATCACTTCCTCAAGCTGTTTATTTAGCTCTTGGATTTTTGCTTCATATTTATTTTTAACTTGGTTTACCCTGTCCCCAATGATTGAATTTAATTGAGACTGAGTAAACATGGGTTTTTCGTGTTGTTCCCCCTGTTGGGTTTGTTTCACTTCTTGTTGTTTGTTTTCTTGTTCCATAGTACATTCCTCCTTAACCTTGCTTTGCGGCGCAAGTAGCCGAATTCCGCAGCAGCTTTTAACGACCTCACTGCGTGTTGGTCAAGGAAGCTTAATAGGGATTAATTCTGCTTGCTTTTACTTTGTACAGCTTTTTAATCTTGATAACATCCCCGTCACTTCCGGGTTCCAGAGTATACCCAATGTAAGAAGCAAGATTCCCATCCATACCGATGTAGCCACCGTCAAGAACGTTGACAGAAATGCCAGCAGCAACGGAGTTAGCTTGTTCAGTTGCCTTAAATTCAACCTCCCAGTACCCACTGCCTTCCAAATCGACAGTGACTTCTTCACCTTGGGAAATTGTCCGTTTGGAACAGAAATCAGCGGCTTCATCAGCTTTTGCCAAACGGACATAAACTTTATCAGGGTCTCCCCCACCCGCCAGACAGCAAAGCCGATTTGCCGGGATGTCTTCAGTGGCAATCGCCGTGATTTGTCGCATCTATCCCACCTCCTTACCCTTCACCTTCAAGGGCAGCAATCCGTTGTTCCAATTCGTCAACCCTTGCTAAGAGGGCATTCCAATCTTCTTCCGTCGGGAAACCAGGTTCCCCTGGGGGGTCCTTGTTCTCCCTGGGGTCCCTGTGTGCCTTGTTCACCCTGAGGTCCCTGAGGTCCTTTGATATTCCCCGTTTTGCCCCAACCAGCGGAACCCTTTTCAAAAACATCACCACTAGAGGTATTGAGGTAGTAATCACCAACTTGACCCAAGGAATCGTCAGGGTCAGAAGTTCCACTGTACCACTTAGAAGCAGTTCCACCACCAATAGCGGTGACCACCAAAGCACCATCTTCAGTGACTTTAAGGCGGCGGGTTTCGCCGGGGTTTTCAAGAGATTCACCAATCAGCGTCATGTTCTTGTTATCGTCAGGCAGTGCATTTTGGTTCGCCATGACATCACCTCCTTAATCAAATGTCATGGGTGTTTTATTCAAGTCCTGAAGTTGTCGAGGAAGTATTGAAGGGTCTCTAAACGGATGAATACTATGCTGACAGCCCGGATGGAATATGCCAGACATCCTCGCCTCGGCTAATGTTGGATAATTTCCGGGTACTCCATCCGTCAACTTAACTATCCTACCTTCCCAACGTCTGCAAGGAGCATGTTTGCTCCCGTGGGCGGAGATAGTCGCATACATAGCATCACGGGAAAGCGCTTCGTTAGTTGCACCTTCCAAATGTGCCTGCATTAATTTTGTTCTCGTTACCATGCGGACATAAGCTTCAATTGACCAAATCCTATTTGCACGGTCACGAATCGCAAAGTTAGCGGATTTTTCAGCCTGCCGCCTTAGAACTTTGCTAATGTCTTTAATTTGCTTACTTCCTTTTTCCCCTTCAATTGCACCCTGCCGCAATTGTTCCCCGACAATCTGACGAATGAACTTTTTCACTTGCAACTCAGTGTTCCGTGTCATTTGCAACAAATCTTCCATGGTATCAGCAATCATCGCCTCGACGAATTGTCGGTTAAGTCTATTTGTAGAAACCAACTCAAGTGCCTTTTTTAAGGTGGTTGCTTCACCGAGCGTGATAAGTGCACCTGCCGCTCCCTCTCGATATGCTTTCGGTATGTTTTTCTCAATCCAAGCCTCAGCGGATGCATCAAGCTCCCTTAATATCTCAGCGATTTCTTGAAGCAACCTTTGACGTTCCACCGACTTCATATCTAGCGGAGCACGTAAGAGTAAATCCCGTATTCGTTCCGCCGCTCTTTTATACTCTGCAACCAAGACTTCAACCTCATAGTTATATTCCTGTTTAGGAACTGGCTGAGGATTCCAAGTCATTATTCATCCCCGCCTTCAACTTCTTCAAGCGGAACGGAAGGCATTGCTTGAGGAATTAGTCTTGCTTCGTCTTCTTGGATGGCTTCTATTATCGTTTCCGCCACCTTGTCCTCCACTTCATCAAGGCGTTTAATAGCGGACTTGACGTCAAGCGTCGGTTTATCTCCGGTTCGAAGTGCCATGATTTCAGCTTCTTCTTTTTTGTTTTTCGGTAATCCGTCTTTCCAGTGAATAATTGGTTCCTCGGGCTCAATCCCAAGCTCAGGTTGGTTAAGTGCCTTTAATTCAAGTGCTGTTTTAATCGCATTCTTAAACGCATAGTCCACATGAACTCTGATTCGTTTAACTTTGGACAGGATGGGCATAAACCTTGATTGGATAGCCACCCCGTCAGTGTGAGAAGTACCTGTTCCTCCGGAGTTTTCCGTAATGGTAGTACCAAACAACCATTGCGGTGTCTCAGCCATCTGATACAAAATATTAATCAGATAATCAAGCTCTTTAAATTGCCCCTCTAACCGGGAGTCAAATTGCATATAACCGGGCTGGGGTTGGTCGTTTTCTAGTGGAATATATCTGCCAGCCCAGCTTACAGTCCCATTTTCTCCGGTTAACCGTGGGCCATATGCTGGAGGGTCACCGTGCTTCCACAGGATATAATCAATCTGAACTAGGCGGTCATTGATGGCTTGTATAATCGATTCCGCCTTTTCAATAAAAGAAATTCCTTCCCACGTATCGTCAACCGATTTATACGGAACGTGCCAAACCGGAATATAATTTAATCCGGTTGGTATAATGTCTTGTTCCATTCCCGTAGGAACCCTTTCTTGAATCCGATACATCATAATTGGAACACTGTCTATGTTTTGGACATCTAAGGGAGTCATCCTAAACCTCGAATACGTTATAAAGCCTGGCACGTGCCGTTCAACAAACAGATAAGGAACTTCTTCCTTGCCCTCTAAAACCCATTCAACAAAGGCAATATTGATTGCCTTGAACCTATTCCTATCCCGTAACGATTCCTCAGGAAAAACAAACTCAGCAGGTACGCTTTCAATGATTGGTTCCAACTCAGCCCCTAGAAACTCTTCAGCCGAAACCCCTTCCGGTAAAAGTTCCTTTGGGACTTCTGAAAAATCATCCCGATACCCGTAACGAACCTTAATCCAAGAGTCACCCCTATATCCTCCGGAGATGACAAGTTCATGCCCTAGTTTGTTGAGGCGGTTTCTTTTGACAATCTCATTTAAAGCCTGCTTGGTTGGCGTTTCGTCCGGTTGACTAATGTCGTAAATAGGAGGTTCACCAAACATAAGGTCTGCGGACTTGGTCAACAGAATATCCTGCAAGTTACAAGCGATATAAAGAGTTCGCAAATAAGACTCATGTTTCGTCCCTTTCAAAGCCTCGCTTGCCCGCTCAAACATTTCTTCTTGATTTCCCTGAAAGAAAAGCTTTCCTCGCTTATATTTGGCAAGTCTCCGTAAAACCCGTTCATCCTCAGACGGATAAATACCGCCTTCTTTAAATTCATGGGTTAATGTGGGAATTTCAAATTTAGATTCATCATCAGCAAAAAGCATCCGCCTCACCTCCTCACATCCAGAATGGTTTGTCTTCAATCACAACAGGAACGCTCTGTCTTACTGCCGTAATTGCCATCTCCAAGCTGTCCGGCGCATCATCATGAGAATTTGTTCCGTACAACTCGAATTGTTCTAAAAGTCGATGATGTCTTGTGTTAAATTGGATTTTTCCTGATTGAATATCAGGCAACAAAGCCTCAATCCGAAGCTCCTTCCTTGCCTTCTGCTTAACCTCTTTTACTCGGGTATGTGCAGGATATCCAACAGCCTGCAACTTTTGTTTCAAGTGGAAAGAAAAGAATTCTTGTGCGTGTTGGGCTTCAACAGCGATAACGTCCGGTTGCCATTTAAGCACTCTTTCAACAATCACGTCTAAGAACTTATCCGGGTGAATCCTCTCCACGTAAGAGTCAGCAACATAAATAACACCTGTTTCTTTATTCCGAGCAACAACCGAGATTGCCGAAAAGTCCCCACGCTCTTTCCCCATTGCAAAGTCAATACCGAATCCGATATGATACTGACTATGCTTAAACGTCTTTCCGGGGTCTTTATTGTCCCAATAGGTGAAGCTCTTGGGGTTGAATATCATCGAATCTTCGTCTATAGGATTGTTTTGGTACTCTGTGTTAAATGCCTTTGTTCCTAAATCCCATTTAATCTGATGCAGCGTCCATAAATTCTTTGACTCTGGCCAAAGAAGAATTGCTCCTTTATCCATTTCTTCTTTGTGCTTTTTGTAAAATTCCTTAGCGTCATTTAAACGGTTCGGGTTTTCGTGGTCTTGGTAAATCTTCCTACATAGTTCCCACAAATCCAACCTTTCCGGCTCTTTAATAATTGACCTATATACTTTTGGTTCGAAATCACCACGACGATAAAGCAAATCCATCAAAAGGCAATCATGATGAACGGTTGTACCCATCAAAACAATAGCAGTTCGTTTTCCTTTAGGGTCTCCAAGAGGGAGCACAACCGAGTTAAACCAATCCTTTAACTTTTCCCGCTGTTCCTGTGTTCCGGCATTTTCCTTCAGGTCTTCCAAGTCGTCGCATACGATTAAATCCGGACGAGAACCGTTCCAGTTCTTACCCCGCAAAGCCTTACCTGTGGAAGACGCTTCAACGAGAGTTAAAAGTTTCTGTTCTCCGTTCTTGTCCTCATGCCAAGCAATGAATGATTCACTATTATCTCGGGGGTTTTCTTGCTTCTTTGGATTCAGAAGCGGCCCAAAGTCTTCCCTAAGTTTTTTATTGTGCTTTAGTTGAAGTGAAATCCACTCAATATTTTTCATCGCAATGTCTGGGGTGATGGATATTGCAATGATGAATTTTCTTTTTCTAAAGCAAACCTCCCGAATCGGGAAAGCTTTTGAAAGGTACGTTGATTTAGCATGACCACGAGGAGCGGCACGAACAATCTTAGCATTTTTCCTTTTGTTGCTTACCTCGTCCATGTCGTGACATATTTCTTTATGAAAATCTGCCGCATCTTCAGGGCATTCTAGGTCAAACCCTTCCCAGTTACCGGGGTTTCCCGGGTTTCCTTTCTCGGAAAAGTACTCCCAAGAGAAATATAATAGGTCAACCTCTGCCCTATGTACTCGCTTCAACCTTGCAAGTTCGTCCATCATTTTTGCCACTTCTTCCAGTTCTTCAGGCGTGGCATTGTCGATGTCAACCAATTCAAGGTATTCTTCCAGAGTATTAATCATTTCTTGTCGCTCTTCCCGGTCTACCCAACGCTTTTCAGATTTAATCCATGCCATATGCCAGCACCTCCTTTTTTCAGAATATTTAGACATTCTTCTCCTTAACTAACTCTTTTCACTAAAGCATAAGGGGATTGTTTATAAGCTGATTAGACATCCAGTAGAGAAAAATAAAAAAATCTCCCAAACCGGGAGATTCTTTCACTGTTCTTTTAGTTCAATCCTAACCTCACCATTATCCAGCAAATCAAATCCGCCAGTTCCTACAAAAACATAATCCTCCTTACTACCTGCCACGTCAAAGACATATTTAAATTCCTTTTTCCCCTTTGGATTAATTTTGTCAAATAAAGAGGAATTGGAACTTGCATTTGCTTGGTCTAAGTACATGAACGCAGAACTGTCTGGTTCATATTTATTTCCCTCTTTATCCTCAAGCCATGTCATCCCCTCAGAAACTGACCGTCCTTCATTGTCTAGATTCTCAATCGTAACATCTATGATTAAGTATTTACCAGAACCTGGCTTTTTGCTCCCCAAAGCATTGCTGAGTACGTCTTTTTCTTGCACTTTAGTAATCGTGTATGCCAACTTACCAGCGGTTGCCTTCTCGCCGATTTTAGCAACTTTGCTTTCCTTCTTCGCTTCTGCATTTTGTTGAGTTGAGTTGTTTGCATTCCCTGACGTTGCCTCTGGGGTATCTCCATCCCCAAAGATAGCACCCAGAATAAAGAGTCCCACAATCATCACTAAGAAAGTACGGAACTTGCGTAATTTACCCGTTTCCGGGTTGACAAAAAACTTCTTCACAACGCTAACCCCCTTTATTGCACACAAAAAGAACGGGGAGAATGTTCTCCCCTTAAAGCGAACCGTTTAGGAGAATGATTGGCGGTTAAATACGTCACAAAATAAAGAACCTGTTAACCTCAACAACACGACTTACCAATAAAAACCCAACAACGCCTAGCCTACACAACCAAGCCAAACCTAAAGCCTGAACAATCACAAAGACAAACAATACAGCGCCGTAAACCAGAACTAAGAGGAAGACGCCAAACTCAACTGCCATTGATAAACTTTTCCAAATCTTCTGTACTCACACGCCACAAGCGGTTTACCTTAAAGCCTTTGAGCCTGCCTGCTCTTAACCACTTTTTGACGGTCACCTCGGACACTTGAAGAAGTTCAGCGACTTCTTTCGGTGTCAACAATTTATTTAGTTCTTTCATCCCTCCCTACACCCTTTCGCACGGAAGCCATCTTGATAATACCTAGTATTCATACTGGCTGTCAAATATAACCATTTGTACATATCCATATCTCCTTGTACCTCTACATATCTTTTGCTACCTTTACGACATAAAAAAATTTTTGAACTATTTGTGAATCCAAAAATATCAGCAATAAAGTTAACTTTATCAGCGAAAGCTAACGGGTTTATTATCGTCGAGGTCCATTATATAGCAACTGAATTCATTCTTGTCAACAAAGTCTGCGGAAAAAATTTTAGTTGAAATTTTCAGTTCATTGTGCTTTAAGTTTTAATTGGAACAATTTTTCAGATTGGAGGAATAAAAATGCTGTTGGATTATTTAAACGTGCCTGATGCTTGGTGGCGTCTTTATGCGTATATAGCTGTGTTAGGACTAGGTTTTGTAATAGTGATTCTTCTGCGGAAAGATATTAAGGACTTAACGACCACTGAATTCACGGGTTCTATATACATTTTTGGATTCTTTTTGGCGTTTACTTTGTTTTCAAATTTCAAGGAATTTATTACTGAAATGCGTTCTGAAATTATAGGAATGTGTATTGACATCGGCTTAGTGTATCTTATTATCGAACACACTTTAAGTAATGACCGAAAGCGGGAAGAGAGGGAGAAGGAAAAATCAGCATATAAACATTACCTTAGAGAAAATTTAAGTTATCTTTTGCCTGAGCTAGACAGAAGATATATGAGTCTCTTCAAGGATTCAACAACTAAGGATATTTCTGATTATTTTGTTGAAAATTTTGATGAACAAAATATCAAGTGGGAATTATTCGCCGGAAATTCAGGCACCCGAAGCTACAACTACCTGTTTAGGGAGTTCGCAAGCAAAGAAGTTGAAAAACTTATACTCATTTATAATCGAGTCATGCCCAATGACTTACTACATCATCTACTAAGCCTTGAAACTCAAAGACAAGGACAACAACAACATCCCAACAAATGCCTAACTTGCTTGCCACACTCCTTTGCGGTTGGGGTACATTTTCCAAAAATTATTTTTGATACGCGGATTTATTTTCAGCCAGCCCCAGCCCCCACTGACCCCCGCCTTGGGGGGATAGCGTTTTGTCTTGGCTTGTCTTTGCGTTTGTCTTGCGTTGGGTTTGTCTCGTCAACATCGTCATCATAACTCTTTTCGTTACGTTACAAAAGATTGATTTTGTAACCTTATATTATCAACACGTCAAAAGCCGCATAATTCCTACGGCTCCGCCTTCTCTATCTTTCACTGTAAGGTTACATTTTTTCTTATGTAACCCGCAAGGCACAAAAAAAAAAAAAGACTCCTTAATGGAGTCGTGTTACTTAGTTAATTTTGCTGTGTTGTCTATCCGCCGCACAAAGCCCATCGAGCATCTTATGTTTCGCCTCTTCCATCTCCTCAACAATCGCCTTGCCTAGCTCCCGGTAATCTCGGATGCGGTTAGTCCGGTCAATCTTAGGTTTTATGGTACCCCACAGTTTCCGCAACCACAGGGTATAATGAAACATCTTCACAACTGCTCCCGGCACGTATTCTCCCTTGTTCAACTTCTTTTCAACCATGCGCTCTGTAAAAGTCCGGTGCTGAACTCTCTCGTCAACGTCCTTGAACCACGCCTTTTCCATCTCCGCCATCACATGTTCATCCTTCACGAGGTAGATTTGGCATTCCGCATTCGTGCATTGGAATGCGATACAGCTAATATCTTCGGTAACTCTAAACTCGTCAACGCTGACACGACTACCACACAACGGGCATTTAACCATAAGTATCAAATCCTTTCAGTTGATTTATCCAATGCCTGAGGCGACGAGTAGAAAGAAGCCCCGCCTTAAGAGACGGGGACTTTTGCCATACGTAAAAGCGTATCGATTAACCTGTCTTGCAGAGATAACTCAGTAGATTTCCAATAGCGTTTGAGCGTTTGATACGTGTCTTCTGGCATACTCTCGCGGAAGAATTCCAGTGCAGATTCAATAAAGATATCCTCTTTCTCCAGCATCTCGTCCAGCAAAACGTCTGCATAGTTGTCATAGCTATGTTCGAAAGAATAGTCATAGTAAGCACGAACGGCGCATATATAATCCCGACCAAGACGGCGAACTTCTTGGATATTTAGATTTTTCAAGGTTCATTCCTCCTGTGAACTTGTTGTTTACATTTACTATTATAGTTAACATAGTCATTATAGTCAACATATAAATCAAAGACGAAATTGTCCGAAAAATTTTTGAAGGGGTCGCGCATTTTCCGGGGTCACCAGATATTTTTGATGATAAATTTCACACGTGAGAAACGTTTGGAAACGATGGCTCAAAAATACTTACTATTATATGCACCAAAAATTAACCCATTTTCACACAGAGGAAAAAGGGGACGGTTTTAGCCAACCAATCCCCCAACAAATCCCCTTATTTATCTTTCTTTTGCTTTGCTTGCCTGAATTGCCGCAAACTCTCTTTAATCGCATCATAGTCAACGCCACCGTTATTTACATTCACGTTAACCTCCGGCTTCTTACCGATTAACTCATGGGCTTCAAAAATCAACTTAGCGGCGGCGGCTGACTTGTCTTCCACTGCCGCATCCACCATTGCATTCAATACCTCGGTCAATCTGTTCTTGCTACTATTTACAATCATTTTGTTTAAGGTGTTGCTAAACAAATCCCAATTCATCCAGTTATACAACTGACGCCGGGAAATGCCCACCTCATCTGCAATCTCTTGCATCGTATACTCACCAGCAACCAACATCTCAATTGCTTTATAATGTCTTTCGTCCAAAAATTTCGGTCTATTTCCTGCCATAAACATCATCCTCCTTGACTGTTTAAATTTTTGCTTCAGAGATACCCCTGGGAGCGAATTAAAAGGGTCTCTGAGCGTTCAAAATTGCTCCCAAGTATAATAGGTCTCGAAAACAAATTTAACAAAACCAACTCATCCAACTTAGTTACAACAAACCAACCTATTCCACGCATCACCTCCTTTCATGCACGACTAAAATCCCGGTTGAGCTAGCGCCGGGGTTGCGTGCGTGCGGGCGGCGGGCGTGCCAGCCCTCCGACTTATATTTCATTTAAATGAGATAGAAGCACGACAAGAGAAATAAGCACAAAATCCTAAACCTAACTTTCTACTACCTTATCCGTGCTATTTCTTTTAAAAGGTTTTTCTATCTAAAAATATTTCCGTGGCTTTGCCACGGGTACCCTTGAGCGTTAGCGAAAAGGGTACGTAAATGTAAGTCTTTATGTGTAAGTCTTTATGTGTAAGTCTTGTTAACGGTTGAAAATCAACCGTAGCAAAGTTGAAAATCAACCGTAGCAAAGTTGAAAATCAACCGTAGCAAAAACTGACCACCAAAAACCGCTTATTCTTGCTTGCTTTCCTGCCGCTTTTTGTCCTGGTATTCCTTTAACCGTTGCTTATCCTTCCTCTCCTTATCCTCGGCGTCTTTCAAAACCTTAGAAAACTCCTCCACTGCCTCCGGGAACTTCTCCACAAATTCCTTCAACTCTAAAGGCTTGTGCGGAATATATTGGTTGTTCCCCGTGCTTCGGTTCTTCTTAACCGTGACAAGACCATACTGTTTCAGTGCCTTAATTGCCTTCTTTCTGCGGTGGTCTTTCATATTCAAATCAACCCGAATCTGCCACGTATCCGGAAATGCGTACCCGTAATCCTCGTTATATTTGTCTATGAGGTATAAATAAAGACTTAACGCATCATTATCAAATTTAGGCAAATATAGATAAGCGCTTAAAAGGCGCTTATCTAACTTTACAAACGTCGAATTTCCTTTTTTATCCTTCTGCTCAAATCTTTCAATGAATTCCTCCTTACTTCTTTCCATAAACTATCACCTCGCCCTGAAATGTCTCATAAAACAAATCCTCCTATCACCGAAACTTAGCCCAAATCTTCAATAACTCATCGTGCAGGATGTAAAGGACGAAAAAGTAGTTGGGTTCGTACTTTTTGGCAATGTCCGTATCCATGAACTTATATGATAATTCCTTTGCCAACTTGAAAACCTTCAAAGTCCCCAAGTAAGGCAAGCGCTTGGTATTCACAATGTTTTCAAGGTAGATAGAGATGACGGGTCGAAAATCCATTCCGTTCCACACGGTGGTATTGAGTTTAATAATTTCCTTCGTTATGTGGCAGAAGTAACCAATTGTTACCCCGCTATTGTCACGAGTTACCCCTAAGTTGTGGACACCTTGGCAGTTCGGGCAAAACATTCTCTCCATTTGTTGACGTTTTTTCTCCATATACATCACTCTCCTAACTTTGTTATATAACAGAATAGTCTGATAACTGACCAAGACTTATAAATATGCTTCTTAATGCAATAAGCAAAGCAGGAACAAGCAATCTAAGGCTCCCTCCCGCTCTGCTGATTACATTAAGAAAGAAGCCCCAGCCTTTTTAGGCTGAAGCTCCTACCCAATCAGAATCCGTCCTTTTCTACGAATCTCTTCAAGGGACGCCATTTAAGATAACGAATATCCAACTCAACATCACTGGCGTCAACCCCGTCCATGGTCTCGATGTTTTCAATTCTCCACTTCGCCCAATTTACGAGCCGTTCCCGAAAAGAACCAAGCTCTTTCACATAGCTTAAGTTATCCTTTTCCCCACTCTCCAATACTTCCACCAATTCCTGCAAACGCTGTTTACATTTCTCACGCCATTCAGGGAAAAACTCCCGCTCTAATCTCTCCCGCTCAAGTCGTTCAAGGATTTCTTGTGCCTCCTTCTTGCGTTTCCCCTTTGCGTATGCGACAACCTCCCTATAGTACCCAATATCATCGCCGTCATAATAACCCAATGCTCGCTCAATATCGGTCATCAACAACATGTCCTTGTCATTAAGCCACTCATGAACCATTAGACATTGCTTTTTACTCAACCACCCCTTCGTCTCGAACTGCTCAATAAGTTCCGGTATCACACGGAGCTTAAACCGATTCCGAATCCGTCGCAAATCCTTCTTCTTCAAAACCTGCACCAAAATCCAGCACCGCTCACGCCATGCTCTTTTCCGCTCTGCATCCCTCTTCCGTTCTTCCTCTGACCGCTTCGCCAACAATTTCTCAATTTCCGGCACTGCGTATTTCTTAAAGCACTCAGGTCCGTAATCCTTACCACCAAATTCAAGTCCTGCTCTGACGATACGTCCGCATCCAGCGCATTTCGGCATGAATATCATCTCCTTATGTAGTTTTTATAGTCAACTTCGTCAAAACATCCTAAAGCAAATCCGTCATTGTGCACTCCATCGGGCTGTTCCGTTGTTTACGTCTTCATTATAGTTAAATGAGTCATTAAAGTCAACATTAAATTTCAGATAGCCAGGGAAAAATTGCCCTGGCTAATTGTTTGAATAGACCATTAATTGGCATCACTCAAACTTTGTCTATTAAGACATTCTCCTCTCCCCTTGTGTTATTTAACATTAACGCCCATCTTTTTGAATTTTACTTTTAAACTGCTTCTAAGCATTCGGGCATTCCATTCCGAAATACCCAACAAGTCCATTATGTTGCTTCTCGAAATTAATTCCCCTCTTTCTCTTGCTACCTGCAAAATCTTAAACTCGTCATTAGATTCTGCCTTGATTTTTGAAGCCGCAGTTTTAATTGCTTCTTTTAATGCATTACCACTCAAATAATCCGAATCTGCAGTAAATACACGCTCCCCTTTTTCTTCAACGGTGCGTGCGGTTCGGGTAGTTTTTACAATTCCGTCTTCGTTATGTTCAAAAGGTTCTCGGATGGTTTGAAGCAGTTCAACATTTCGTTTTGATTCTTCAATCTCACGGTCAATTAGCATCTGAATGGCTTCAGTTGGGGCTAGCCCTAATTCCTTGCAGGTTGTTCTGAATTGCTTATGCAATGTATCGGCAACACGATAGTAGAAGCTATCAAGATTGAATACCATCCCTGTTTGATTCCGCATATTATAGCCTTTGTCATATGCATCCAACTTCTGAATCCACTCCTGCTCTTTCCTATCTAATTCTGATTCATCACAGAGTTCTAATATTTTGAGCATAAACCCTACAGCACCCACAGAGTTATAAGCCTTTTGCAACTTTATTGAGTGGTGTTCCCCACACTCCAACATACTAAGGTGTTGCTGGTAACGGTTCGGGATGTTCCGACTTTGACCAACATAAACTTCACCTGTCGCTATATTCTCAATTGCGTAGATTCCCGTCATATGGCATTCTCCTTCCATCTATTTAATGCACCGTTTCTACCAACTCAACAAAAAGGAAATTAAAATTTGCTCAGGTTTGGTATTGAAAAATTGTTCAGCTAAATATGTTCAGGTGCAAGCTGTTCATGTCAATTTAAGTGTTCAACTGTACAGATAAAACCTGTGCACATTTATTTGTGCAGGTTACGTGTTGTTCATCTTGTGCAGGTCTATTTGCTGTGCACAGGTTTAACTGCACAATTTTATATGTTCAGGTTGTACATATTTCTTTGTTCATCTGAACTGTTCAACTGAACGCTGTTTATGAAGCTGTGCGCAATTTATCCTCAAGTTCCTTCTTAACAGCGTCAACCTGCCGTTGTGGGCACCCTGTTAACTTCATTAGCGTTGGGCGTCCGGGCAGTTTTCCATGTTCAGCTTTATATTGCAAAGCGGCTTCTTTGATTTTCTCGTAATTCTCAGGTGTTACACGGCCGTAACCATTATCAATATAGTTCATCTTAACTGTGCGCTTTCTTTGCCGTTCAGCTTTTTCTTTTCGTTCAGGTTGTGCAGTTTCATTCTGTTCAGGTTCAGCTTTAGACTGTTCATGTTCAGGTTGTGCATGTTGTTCCTGCTCAGGTGCACGCTGTTCAGCTTCTCCTTGTTCAGCTTGTGCATGTGCACCATCTTCATCATCACCTTGTTCATGTTCAGGCTGTGCACCTTGTACTTCTTGTTCAGGCTGTTCAGCTTGTTTATCCTTTTCATCTCGATTGCCTGAAATGATAGCGGCACTGACAACCAGTTCCGCAACAAACCCAATTACAAAAATTAGCACACCAATTGCTATTGCCTCGCCTCCGTTAGGAAACCCAGACGAGACGTTGGAGTAACCAATAACGAGTGCGCTAATTACAGACGCAATCCGAATTGGAATAGGAACTTTTCTGCCAGTCAAAGCACAGATGATAATGTTCATGTTGGACAAGAAGAATAGCGTTTCACAACCGACAGCACCTAGATGTGCATATGTGCCTGTGTACCCACCTCTTGCGAAAAAATCCGCCGTGTGGCTATACGACAGAATCAGCATGAGGACAAACACAAACCCACCAAGCAAGATATTCATTAGCATTAAAAATACTCTCACTTTTCTATAACCTCCAGCTTAAATTTTCTCTCCTAAATCGTCATTATCTATCAGGTCCCCTGTATAGCTAATAATGCTAACAAAGTCAATAGGCGTAGGTTTATCTCCTACGCCAAATTTGAGAATGGAATTAAATGTGCAACTTTCTTTTGAACTACCACTAGGCTAAAGCCATAGTGGATTCCTAGGTAGAAGGTTCTAACGAACCTTAATTTACTAGGCTATCCCCGTAGTTCCTACGGTTAGAAGCCTTATGGCTTCATTTTTGATATTTATACTTGCGTTAATATCTCGGTCATGACGGGTATGGCAATTAGGACACTCCCATTCACGCAATCCAAGATTTTTAACGTCTTTATTTTTATATCCACAACATGAACAAAGCTGACTGGACGGAAAATTTTTCGCTACCGTTACAACTTCTTTGCCGTACCATTTCGCTTTGTATTCCAACATCGTTCTAAATTGTGACCATGATACTTCACTAATAGCTTTGGCTAATTTATGGTTTTTCAACATATTAGATACTTGCAAATCTTCAATACCGATAATGTCGTGGTTTTTGACAATCTCGGTAGAGATTTTGTGCAAGTAATCATTTCTTGCATCTGTAATTTTTTCGTGAATACGAGCAACTTTAATTCGCTGTTTGTTCCAATTAGAACCTCCTTTTTTACGTCTTGATAGAATCCGTTGTGCTTTTGCTAATTTCTTTTCTAATTTACGTAACCATTTTGGGTTTTCGTATTTTGTTCCATCTGAAAGAATAGCAAAATCCTTTAATCCAACATCAATTCCAACTGCCGAGTTAGTTTTAGGTAACTCTTGTACTTCTGTTTCAACAAGAATTGAAATAAAATATTTGCCTGTTGGATTTCGTCTAATTGTTGCATTGAGAATACGACCTTCTACTTCACGACTCTTTGCAAAACGAATCCATCCAAGTTTAGGCAATTTGATTTTATTACCATCAATAGCAATATTGCCATTTGTATGTTTTGTCGTGTAAGACTGAACAGGATTTTTCTTGGACTTAAAACGTGGTTTATTGTTTTGTTTCTTGAAGAAACGAGAATAAGCATCAGCGAGATTTTTTAATGACGATTGAATCGCAATACTATCTACTTCTTTTAGCCAAGTTAACTCTTTTTTTAGCTGCGTTAACTGAGCAGAACAAGAATTATAAGTTAATCCTTTTCCTGTTTCTTTGTAAGCATTATCCCATTTTGCTAAAAAATGATTAAATACAAATCGAGAACAACCAAATGTCTTATTAATTAATATTTCTTGTTCTTTGTTTGGATAGATTCTAAATTTATATGCTTTATTCACAATCATTGATTTTCACCTCCCTTTTGTATATGCTATAAGCCTAAAGGCGTAGGTTTTTCCCCTACGCCAAATTTGAGAATGGAATTAAATGTGAAACTTTCTTATACATTACTTCCGTCGAGTAAGGAACATATCTCAAGCCCCGCTCTCCAATCACAAGAGTATTTAGCACTTTTTGCAAATTATCCTCAGTCCAAATTTCCGACTCTTCCCTATTTAACAAAAAGAAAAGCTCATGGAAAACAAGCCATGTAGCCCGCGCATCATTCAAGGCACGGTGGGGAGCTTTATTATTAATTTCGTAGCGTTTGCATAAAGCCTTTAAACTCGTGCTTACGTTTGGATTTACCATGTATGCCATTGACTTGGTGTCAATAAAGTCATTTTCTAACTCGTGGTAACGAGCAATGAAACTTAAGTCAAATGGTAAGTGATGTCCTAAAATAATGGAGTTGCCTACAAAGTCAACTAATTCTTTTACCGCCTCTTCCTCTGACTTTCCACTTTCCAAATCTTCACGTCTGATTCCCGTCAGCATTGAAATGTTAGCTGGCAAATCACCCTCATTTAGTTTTACGAGTGTATGATATTCGCCTAAAACCTCATAGCTGTTCGGGTCAAACTTAACTGCTCCGATTTCGATAATTTGGTCTTTAACCGGGTTAAGCCCTGTAGTCTCCAAATCCAACACAACAAAGGGTTTCTTAATCATTAAACATCACTCCTTTCGACTTTTTCAGCAAGAAGCTTTCCAAGGAGGTCAAACAAAATCTCTGTATCGACTAAAATTTCATATGGAACATTACCTAGGTCGTTAATTAGTGCTTGTACTTCCTGTTCGGACAACTCAAAAGTGAAGATTTTTCTGCTTGTAATTTTCACAATAATCATCTCCTTTAAATGTTTATCTTGACATTCAAATCGAAAATAGTTAATATAGTCGCTGACGTCGATTTAGAAAATTTAATTAGGAGGAAATCTTATGCCAATTGAAGTTTATTCCGATGATGATATTAGAAAAACGTCAGACATTATCGTAACACTCGATTCTTCCCGCCGTTTGTACTTGAGCAAACAGGCTCAGGAGTTCTTCGGAATCAAAGATACTGTCGCACCTTTCAAGGTTTATCTTGGTTATGACAGTGTTAACCATCGGATTTGTTTTGCTAAGCCTGAAATTGTTAAGATTCCCGGCAAGAATCCGATAACCTTTGGGAAGTTCCGCTTCATCAGTGCACGGAAATTCATTGACCGATTCAAAATCGATATTTCTAACGCTCCCATCCATTATGAATATGTCGGGAAAGATGGTGATTGGTATTGCTTCCAAGAAAGAGGCTTTGCCGCTCCTGACTTGGAAAACATTAAAGGGTAAGAAGACATCCGAGTTGTTGGATGTCTTTTTACTATACTTAAGTCAAGGAAGTCTCCAAGAGTTTAATTTGTTTGCGTAAGAATTAATAAGCATCAGTACTTGCACAACTAACGCTTCATAATCTCCGTTATTGTCGATGAGTTGGTCATATGGTATATCGTCCACCGCCAACTCGGTCTCGTGACGTAAATCCTCAGGTTGGAAGTTGTCGCCTCTAGCTTTTAGCCTTTCCAGTCTCACATCATCGTCCGCATGCACTTTGACGATGACGAATCCTTTTCGCTTACAAAACTCATACTCGTTCATCTGTCGAAGGTCTGTAATAACCACTCTTTCTCCCGCTTGTTCCAGCTTCTTATCAAGGTGCTTAATCCAAACCTCCTCATCAAATTTGCGGCATAATTGACCTAGTTCTTGGAGTCTCCGGCGATTTTTGACCTTGCTCTCTCCGAAAATCTGACGGTCAAACTCCTTCAATGCATCTGCAAACGCTAGTCTTTCAAATCCGCAATTTTCTACTAACAAATCAGCTACGCTATCTTTTCCAGCACCAGCTTTTCCGGTTAGTGCGATTCTCATTTCCATGCAGTCTCCTCCTTTAATTCTTTTCATCTAACGTAGTGGGCGAGTGAGTACCCTAAGTGGACATTCAAGAAAAAAATTTTTTCTAAGAACAAAAAAGGCACGTACCGAATGTGGTACATGCCTTGTTCCTACTTTGTTTTTAGCTTGTCAAAAATCATTCTGAAACAACCGCTTTTGATAGTCAGAAGGTTTATTGGTCTTTTCCAGATTGAAGGCGTTTTAATCGCAGGCACACAATTATTTACCTCCTTTTATTTTCTCGAAAAACGGTTCTAACCAATTTTCAACTTTCGTTACTTCCTCCCGTAATTGTTCAGCAAGCTGCTTAATTTCCCATTGAGCATGTGTGTTTTCGTTCCTTTTGCTGTAAAAGTCCAAAAGCGCTCTTAAATTAGCGGTCATAACCAAGTTACAGGTAACGCCATTACTCAGTACATAGCGGGCATCTTCTGCAGGGATGCCCAATTTTCGCAGATTATCATAAGCTCTTTGCATTTCTTCAGTGAAGTTACTATAGATAGATAACGCCTCTGGGTTGTCTTCAATCGTATGTGGAATAACATACCCAGCACCGCCAGAACGGTCATTCGAACCAAATTTTGTGAACCGTTGAGACTGGACAGAATAACTAAAGCCAATTCTATGCCGTGTAAGTTGAGCTAGCAGAGAACGGCTTACACCCTCGATAGCAAATGTAAAGGAAAGATGTTCCATCGTGCTAAGATGTCCGGAGTTTATGATATGTCGGATAAGTCTGTCCGCTTCCGTTCCGCCTTTCCCGTCGGTTGCCTGCTTCTCAAAGTACTTTTCATACTCGGAATTCAAAATGTCACTAGGCAGTAAGTGGCTGTAACAAGTCCGGATGGCGGTGAGTGCTACCGCTTGGCCGTCTGTCATTTTTTCACTCAAGTATCCCTCAGCTGTTGTATCATTTAATTTACCCATAAAGTCCATAGCTAGCTGGGTGTGGGCAATTAATTTAACGTTCATATCCATCACCCTTTCCTTTCTTCTTTCTCCTTGCCTCAAGGTCATACAAATAGCGATGCTTACCCTTTGTTCTGGTATAGGTAGCATCGCCACGTTCTAAGGCTTCCCGCAACCGTTGAGCAAATGGTTTTAATTTACCTTTGTATTTTGTTCTAATCGCTTTATCGTGATATCTCTTTCCTTGATATAAAATAACCCTTCCCGTACTCGTTTTTCCTAAATATTCAAAGTTTGTTGCCCGGTATATAATCCCACTATGACCATAATCCATATCCGCATAACTAATGACCTTTTTTACCTCCGTGTTATTCAACAGCCACCTCAAACATTGACCTATAAAGTAACTTTCCGTATTCTTCGGCGTGTCATCAATACAGCATAGACGTCGTAATTCTAACAAATCCTCTTCACGACTCACGTACTTTTTCCACACGTTAGCCATAGCAACGCCACCGAAGATGGCGGCTCCGATTATTTCCCCGTCGTACAGCAATTTGAAACAGTATCGACTACGCACGCCGTTAATGCCGCCTGAATAGTGCCATTTTGTGATGAAATCTCGTACCTCGCTAACATCACACAACTCAACCGACATATCTTTAATTCTCACCTACTGCCGCCTCCTCGTTGACAGAGTCAACTTCGTCAACAGAGACATCAATATTTAAAACTTGACAATCTTTTTTCAGCACCTCCCACGGAACGGGAATTCCAAATGTCATATATCCTTTGTTCCTAACCGGACGTTGACGATACTCGAACAACCAATACGGAATCTTTGAACGTAAATACTCCGGCTTTAAAAGCAATGCTTGTTTATAACCCGGAACATAGTAAACAACATAATCAGCCTGCGTCTTAACTGCCCAACCAGGAGCACCAGATTTATTTGATGATACAGTTTCAATAAAAACATTACCGGTTCGTGCAGTTAAAGCATCCGTTTTATATTCAACATTCACTTCTTTTCCGTCTTTCACGAAGATACGGTCAATACCTCGTCTTTGCTCCTTCATTGTCACATTTTTAATTTCATATCCCTTTTCAGCAAAGAACGCATCCAATGTTTCCTCTCCCAACTCTCCGACCTTCAATTGTGCTTGGAATCCGTAAGTTTTTTGTGCCATTTTGCCTCTCCCTTTCTCTCTGATTTTTTGCGATAAAAAAGAACCCGCAGTGATGCAGGCTCTTTTGTTCAAATTCTCTTGTCGTCGTGTTTACTTTCCGGTACTACCGAAGCCACCGCCTCGGTCAAAACCTTCGTCGAAATCGTCAACTTCTTTAGTTTGTCCAACAGCTTTTACATACTTCCCATGCCTGTAGTTGGGATTAGATTTGCCAGTGAATTTTTGCTTGCGGTATTTTGCAGAACACGCTCTGCTACAGCACTTTCTTTTCTTCAACTGGCTTGGTTTAACTTTAAATACCGAATGACAAATAGGACATTCAATCTCAACACTATTGCTGTACCTCCGCCTATTTAACTCAGCAAGACATTCCACAGAACAAGTGGTATAATATTTTGCTCTTGATTTGGGCACTCTCTCAGTACGACCACAATTTACACAAGTAACAGTAATCCGTTTGGAAAGTTTGGTTTCAATCATTTTTTGCTTTGCTTCTTCCGACAAAGGGACACCTCGTCTTGAGTAGGCATTGGGAAGAATGTTATAGCCAATATCTTCTTTATAAGGCTTTAATTCATCAAGCCAGAACTGTTCCCTATCTATAAGGTTGTTAACATCGTCAACAACTTCAATAATCGAAAAGGAAAAAGCCTCTTTTCCATATTTGTCCCAAGAGGCTTGTAAATGCGGGCTGTGGTGGGTTCCAGCATTTAAACTTTTTTTATGTTCCTTCCATCTTCGTTCTATATTCGCTGAACTACCGACATAAATTTTATTAGTAATGTTATTCTTTATTAGATAAATTCCGGCAATTGATTCCTGTGCTCCCAAAGGCATCGCCTCCTCTTTCGGTTTCATCAAGTTCGTCAACTTCTTCAAAATTCACTGTAGTATACTTGGCAATGACCATTTGGGCGATGCGGTCACCATGGTTAACTTTAAAAGGGATATCACTGAAATTAACCAAAATCACGCCAACCTCTCCCCTATAGTCACAATCCACAGTGCCCGGTGAATTGGCGATTGTGATTCCGTGCTTTAACGCCAAACCGGAACGAGGTCTAATTTGCGCCTCATATCCTTCTGGCAATTGAATAGCAACTCCAGTACTAATTAACTTGCGTCCGCCGGGCTCAATGATAACGGGTTCCCTAAGGCAAGCATGAAGGTCAAGCCCGGCGGCTCCTTCAGTTTGATACTTCGGAATTATTGCTGTTGGATGCATTTTCTTAACTTTAAGAACCTTAACATCTTTCTTCATAACCCATCACCCCAAATTGATATTGATATAAAAACTCCTCAACTAACGCCAAGTCTTCAATGAAAGCATAGTTGTCAGTTGATGAGGCTTCATAGCTAACCCAGCTTGAAAATTCTTCAACCGTTGAAGTATCGCCAAATCGGTAAATATACTCATAAACAACGTCTCTAACAACAAACGCTTTATATTTAAACCTTCTAGAGGTATATATTTCTTCAACTTCGTCAATCCATTCCAAAAAATCACGGACAGTACTCATCTTTCCACTACCTCCTCAACCTTGCTTTGTCGGAAAATCTTTTCATTTCTCGTTAAGTTGATTTGACCGCCATAAACCATATCTAAGTATTCTTCTTCGTCAATTTCACCCATTACATAACGTTCGTATGCCTCGTTAATACCCAT